ACTCAACTGGTATGCGACCCTCAAAGGCCTCTCGGACTTTCATCAAGGCAGTCAGACCGCGAGCTGTGCCGCCCATGATCTTGAACTCCTCAAAGTCATCCTTTGACCACACACCCTTGTTGACGAGGCCTCGCGCCCAACTCACCATGCCATTGATCTTGGCATCAGCATTGGGGCCAAGCGCTTTACGCTCTGCCACTGGGTCAATGCTTGGTGTATTGGCCTGAGCCTCGTCTAGCATGGAGGTCAGCTTGCCAGCCAGGTCGTCAAATGCCGCCTGGCTTACACCATTGGCGGCCGCCCACTCCTTGAACACAGGCACCATGGGTAAGTTTTCAGCGTTGTCACCAAAGGAGGATAGGTCGTACTTGCCCTCTGGAGGCGCTTTGTGGGCACCTTTTGAAACCATCTTGCGGAGGTCTTTCCAGGACTTTGCAATTCCCTCTAGGTCAGGCTCATTTTTTTCCTTATCCCAAAAGTTTTCTGGCCAATAATCTGGCCGGTCAATGGGCTCATCCTCTGGTATCGAGTCCGCGGCGCGGTGTTCGATTTCGGATTTTTTTGCGTCTTGCTGAGAATCTTGGCTACTGTCTTGTGCCTCAACACCGTCAAGTAGGCCAGTCGATTCACTGGGCTCGACTACTGCATCGTTTGTTTCGCTCATAGATTTCTCGCTCTATTAATGCGGGATTCAATCTCTTTTACAAGACTACATCTCCCCTCTAAAAAATAGCCATAGCTCGGATCTGAGCCTGGCCCCCAACAAGGTTGCTCAATCGTTTGCTCGCGCAACCACTTGAGTAACCGTTGCCCATCCTCTGTGCCAAATACTCGTAGACACAGCTTGTCTTGATCGTTGCCTTTTTGAGGCTCTAGATTTGTTTGTATCGCCTCAATCTCATCCCAACCAGCCATCAGACCTCCTTGTTTATAAGAATCTCGTCTATTTTTGTAGTGTCTTTTTCGTTTGTTGCGTGGATGCAGTACCAGATCACATCGGTTACTGCCTCGATTTGATGGGGAATACCAGCCTTGATCTCAATGCAAGTAGGGCCAAGGTACTCAGTGACAACATCACCGGCCGTCACCTTGGCTTTGCCATAAGCAAGAATGGATAAATGCGAATAAGCGTGTATGTGTTTGCCAACGGAGTAACCCGCTGGCACTACTGCCTCTTTTGCATACAGCCCATCGCCAAAATAATGTGCTACGCCTGGATCTACTACACAGGGCTGACAAGTCATTGAGGCATCATTCCTGATTCTGCGGCGGCTTGCTGGCTTTCAGCAACCATTTGCTGTTGGCCAGCCATAGCCATCATCATTGCATCGGTTTGCTGGAGTTTCTTTTGCTCCTCCATGAGGAACGCACGCTCGGCCGGAGTATTGCGAATGGCCGCTGGCACACCTAACTTGTCGCCTAAGAAGTCAATCAAATCACCAGTCTTAACGGCTAATTGACCCTCAGATCCAAGCGTTTGAGCAATCTGCATAAACTGGATGACATTGTTGATCTCCTCCATGTTTTGCGCCATAGCAAGCGGGGCAACTGGGGAAACCTTAACCTCAAGACCGTTGACGCGCAGTGGTAGATCAATCAAGCCGCGCTCATCCATGACGCTCAAAATGCGAGCAACCAATGGCACCATAGTCTCGTTAATTAGACGGCCAAAGGCAGATCCGAGATTCTGCGCCAGCTCTTTCATGCGCTCGACAACTTCGGTTGCCGATCGTGCGCTCATGTTGTCAGGAGGTAAGCTCTCATCAAGCAAGGTGCGCTTAATGTTGGCGCGTAGATCCTGGATAACAATCTGCGAGACATTGAAATCCCCAGAGCGAGCCAATGGCTTAAGCGATTCACCTTGTGGGCCTCCGTTGCGCGCAACTGGAATAATCGCGCCTGGTACTAATTTGACCGTCTGGGGATTCAGTACACCATCATCTGCGGCGGTATATACGCCAGAGATAGCTAATGATGCGTTTTTAAGGACTAGCTCAAGCGTCTTGTTTAGGGTCTTGATGTCAGGGAGGGCGGTCAATAGTGGCCCACGCCCATAAATTTCACCAGCAATCTTAGAGTAACGCGAGATCACCCATGGCGAGCTGTTCATGCGGCGATAAACAACTTCTTCCTTAGAGATCTTATCAATTACATGGTAGCACCAATCACCGCGGTCATTGTCGTAAACGGTGGCCTCTAATAGCTCAATCTCATCGGTCGGCTTGGAGTCGATGCGCTGTTGCACCACCTCAGAAAACTTAGCGTCACGCCATTGCAGTTTGACGGCCTCGGCTTTCATTCGCATCCGGCGATAAATCTTATCCACCTGACCGTTTGCTCCCTCTTCATAAGAGATTAAAAACATTGGCACAGGAATAAAGTTAATCGGCTGGACATCATCTCCAGGCAAGACCAACATACCAGCGGTGCCAACAGCTAGATCAAGCAAAAACTCGCCAATCGCAATATCAAAATTAGATTGCTTAATGACGGTAAACATTTTGTCGTTATACGAATCAAGGATTGCTAAGGCTTGAGCGCGGCGATCCTCTGGAATATCTGGGCCGGCCTCTAAGCGGCACCACTTACGCTGAGGCGGGAATATGCCAGATTGCAAACGGTTGGCAAAGCGCTGAGTCGAGTTAATTGCAGTCGAGTCAAACACTCTGGCCATCTTTTTAGCGCCCTGTGCCTGACCCTCCCAATAGCCATAGAGCTGGCGTTGGGGTAGGGCAAACTCATACGCATCGCGGTAGAGTGACTCAAACTCATCTTTTTTACGCTGAGCAACCTCAGCGCGTTTGATGATGTCATCAACCTTTAATCGGTTGCCTTTGTATTTTGGACTGTCCTCGTACATATTTTCCATGTCGCTCACTTTTGCGCCGCCCTCATGTTGTCAACTAAATTGGGATATGGGCGACCCGCTTTTTGCGCCATACGCTTTGCGGCTTTTCTTTGCATGGCGCTAAGTTCTTTAGACTTGCCAAGTTCTTTAGGCCGATCTTTTTCCCAAACTTCTTTTTTGGTTTTATCCATTGATGTTTGTCCCTTTTGACAGCATTGGTCGAGCATTAGCACGCTGTACTGCTCTTACTCTTGACTTGGTGCGCTCATCAACCTCGCGCTCGGTATAAGCGCGTCGTCTAGCTTTGCTTTTTCAGCGGCAATATCCATTGATGCCGGAGCTGTGGGCGCGGCCTCAGTAAATTTCTCTGTAAATTCGCCTGGATTGTTTACGCTTTTTCCAACAATCACATCACCAGACAGGCTGTAATTTGGTTTGAGCTTAAACGCGTAAGTAGGAATACCGCCACGCTCAGCGTTTGGATCACGCACCATGCTTTCAATAAATGGGCCAGAGGCCACCACTGGGCCATAAATTTGGTTGCCATATTTTTGATATCTTGTTGATCCGTAAACATTAGCACCCAATCGAGGTATTGCAGAAAATCCAGCGTATTGTTCTAGAGGAGCATCAGCATAAGCTTTTGCTTTAGTTTGATAATCTTGTAAGCGTGATTTAAAAGCGTTGAGTCTGCCCTCATAACCAGAGTACAACTCGTTGTATTTGTCCATTTCTGCTTTAAAAGCAACTTCTTTTTGGCCTACGCTTGCGGTGTAATCCTGTACCGAGCGTTGGTACTCGGATTGCAAACGAGTGATGTCACTTGTGCGGCGAGCTAAACGCTGTTGCTCAGCGTATGTCAGTCTGCGAGCCATGTGAGCTCCTTACAGTCCTACGCCAGCGCCAAGCATTGCGCCATCACCGCCTAAGCCCAATTCTGGATTAAGGCGAGCGTCTGACAACAATGAGCGAGGGCCAGACCTACGCATTGATTTAAGTCGTGCGGCCTCTTGTTCACCAAGTTTGCGGCGCTCCGCATCAATTGCATCAGAGGCTTTTTTTGCCTCAGCCTCTAAGCGAGCTTTTTCCTCGGCATTGCGAGACATTTGCACATCCAAAGTTTGACGAGCAATGTCAGCCTGTTGCTGTTGTGCGGCAATTTGCGCTTGCATTTGCTGTGCGGCAATTGAATTAGCTCTAGCCGCCTGGTCTTTGGCCTCAGACGCGGCTTTGCGCTGTTGGTTAGCCTGGTACGCCGTAGCTCCTAGAATGGCAATTGCAATAAATGGCATGGTGTTCTCCCACAAATGTACTATATGCAGTAGATTCTATTGCATTTTGTACTAAATGTGCACACTTGTATATCACTGTGCAAACACATCAAACTCATTATTGGCTACGGTCTGAACTACTACTGTGCCAGTGTTGAGATTATTCTTTGTTAAGCGCTTATGTTCGCCACCGCCAAGCAATAAATAGCCAAATGCATCGCCCACATGGGAGTGTTCGTTTTTATTTGGCGCATCTCTAAATCGTTCTTGACCAGCTCCAACTGATACACGCTTGAAATGGTACCCACCAGAGAGCGCCTTGCGAATTAACTTGCAATTAGTGTCAACAATTAGGCCTGGCTTACCGTTGATTAACCGTTGCATAGGCGCGGCACCAGCCTCGCGGCGCACTTTGAAGTCGTTTGATGGGGTAGGTTGAGCTCTAAGCCCTAAAGTCCTCAGATAATCAAACGCAGTGACCTCATAAATTGCGTCTCTCGCCATACCAGCGGGGTCGCCCCACAGGAATACTTGTGCTTTTGGGTATTTGGCGTTGAGCTCAGCGAGGAGCATCGTGCCAAATCGCTCAAGGCCCATGTCAAAAGTGACGATTTCATCCAATATGACCCAGCGGCCATTAGGAAAACGCTGACCAATCACTGCGGCTGGTGTTAATCCAAAGTCAAGGCCGACTTGAATGGGCGCGCTTGGGTCATAACTAACCTCGCCAGACATAATGTTGTCGTCATACTCAGGCCAGACCGGTCTGCCCTCTTGAACATAAGTGTATTTGCCCTCGGCATAACACCGAATCCAGTCCAAGTTTTTGCCCAGGAGCATCTGTTGGTAATAACCATGTGGCAAGTTCTCCACATTCTCAGCTTTAGGGTTAATCTTCCACCACTTGCCAGATGCAAAGATGTGGTCATTAGCCTCTGGATTCTCAGGCAAATCCTCTTTAAGTACCTCGATAACACCGCCAGGCTGTTTAAAAAACTTCCAAGCGTATGGCCCAGTCATTTTTTCTTTTTCAGCCAGGCGATGCCACCAGTGGTCATCATCCATGGGGTTAGTGTCCATCCAAATTCCATGCCAGGTCGCGCCGCCATCACGCTTAGTGGGGTAGCGGCCCACACGATGGGTGAGTCCATCAATCACTGCCTTGGGTAATTCACGCGCCTCGTTTACCCATGCGCCAGTCAACTCAAGTGAGAGGAGCTTGCGAACATCTTTAGGCTGATCGAGCGCCAGGAATATAACCTCACAGTCAATGCCAGCCGCGCCATCTCGACTGGGTAGGCGAATGTGATGCGTGATTGGAGGAGTCCACAGCATTGGGCCAAATGTGGACTCAGGGAAAAGGTCTTGCCAGGTCTTAATCGTGGTCGTCTTTAACTCTGGATAAGAGTTTCGTACAATAACAAAACGGGTGTACCGGATACCATCGGTAGGGGATGGCTTTTGCTGTACGGCGCGGATCATTACCTCGGCGGCGCACGCATACGATTTACCCGACCCCACAGGGCCCATCATCCCCCGCACAAAGGCATTGCTCTTGAGAAATTTGTAAACCTCTGGGCTTTTGGAAAAGTCCAAATTCAGGCCAGTGTTTGGGATTGATTTGGAGCTCATTTCTTTTGTTCGTGACATCAATAGCCCCTTATGAATTTTGTATTTTTCACATTTTTATTGTATAACAATGACTTATGTCTATACAAACATAAGGGCAACTATGGCCGCGCCACCCATTACTGATGAGCAGTGTATTGAGGCAGTTAAAGCATTTCGCAAACATATTCAAATTAAGAACGCCGCAAGCTCACTGAGCCTCCCAGTTAACACCTATCGGGCTCGTTTAGATAGGGCTTTTAAACGAGGGTTTATTACTGAAGAGGAGCGATACCGCAATACTGCTCATGTT